GATAATCTCGCAGACCTTGCCTGCGGTTATAATTTCTGATGCTACGAAATTCATGATACGAGCGGGAGCTCCACCATCATTTACTAGCACTGCGGTTGTTACTGCCATAATTATTCTTCCTTATTTACTTCCTTTAACCCATTAAATACTATTTGACCATCTTTCATAGCGAACATTCGCTTTGTTTCTGGTGTTTCTTCAATTGGTTTTGCTTCAGCTTCTACGGATTTACCTTTTCCAAAAGTTCTTTCGGTCTCTTCTGGGATAGGCATACTATCCATAGCGATGCTGAATCCTTCTAGCTTAATCTCATCCCATGCATTAAGTTCTTTCATGCGCGATTCGCGGGTCTCGTCATTCACTGAGCCGAGGATTGCTTCTTTGTTAATAATTGCATCAACGAATCCAGAAACGCGAGCTTTTGCAGCCTCTACTTTTCTAGCTTCTTCAGCTTCCTCAAACTTAGCGATTGTGGCGAGAGCCTCTTCATGCGTTGAAGTTAACTCTGCGTGGACAGATTTCATCTCTATGAGTTGGTCCTTCATAGCTGCGAATTCACGCTCTACAATAGGATTGCTCTCTGATTCTTTTTTTACTATTTCTTCTGTCATAGTTTCCTCGCTGGTTGTCCCGTGTTCACAGGTACAAGTTTGCTTGTCGTCTCCTCCACAGGAGCAAGACTCGTCTTCATTCTTTTCACATTTCGTTTCAATTGTACATGCGTCGCACACAGGTGTACGAGTCTCATTATCAATGAAACTTACCTCGACAGGACGAATGTCTGTTGCAAATGGTTCTCCTAGGACGTCAACATCTTTGGAAAGCCAGTCGATACTAACATGGGTCATGTCGCCATTTTCTATCTTTTCCAACACTTCATTTGCTTTCGATGCATCCTTGTGGATGCGTGCCATGAGCTTCACAGCTTGTAAACCATCTTCTAATTCTACGTATTCTGGGTTGATAGCCATGCCCAACAAATCGTCGGGTGTACGTTGATGGTTAAAGTAAACTGGGAGCTCATTGAAAGATTCTATATTATCTTTTAGGATACTGGGTTCTATATAAACCTTTTGGTCACCTTCTTCATCATGGGGGCCTGATGTTATCGCAATGACCGGAAATTCGTGATAATCGTCAACAAGAGCTACGTCTCCAAACACTTCCATTGCAAATGTACGTTTAATACCTTCTTGGTTATTTTCGTTACTTGCAAATTGTCGGCCAGCTTCTTCATCTGGCATAGTGTCAACTCGCATTCTACATAAATTAGATGCAAGTTCTTTGTAGTTCTCGTGGCCACGCTTTTTTAATCGTGGTGCTGTTTCTAGTAAACAATGCTCATATGCATAATCTTTACTCATCCTTTCTGTCCCCCTTTACATTTGCGGATGGTTTGTTACCATCCCTATTTTCTGTCCTTGCGGACTCTTCTTTTTTATCTTGGTCTTTACCACCAGAAACATTTACATTTTCTTCTGTTTCTTGTATTTCAGATATTCCATCTGGGTTCAAACCACGCTCCATCCTCACTTCACCGGGTGAAAGAACACCCTCTGAAAGGTATACCATATCAGTCTTTGCTTTAACAAATGCATCGTCTACGTTGATTTGTCTAAACTTGAATCTAGCTTCACCACTCTCTAATTGTGGCATAAGCTGTGCATTAATAGCTGATTCAATTGCTGATTGTAAATGTTTAACATAAGGTTCAAATATAGGTCGTGCCTGTTCTGGCTTTTCCCACATTGTAATTGGTACCTTTAAAGCTATATGTATCTTTTTTAATATATCGTCTGTGTACTTACCATATTCAAAAGCTCGTTGTGTACCTTGTAATTCTTTAACTGTAATATCATTACCATGTATAATATCTTCTCCGGGTTCTAATCCGTTGAATGCATCCACCACCTCGTTAATTTTGTCAGCATTATAAGGCATATCGGGAAGTCCGCAGCTAATATCAAACCGACTATTAGCGTATTTGTTGAGAGCAGTACCGATATCCCGTTCTGCATAATCTTTAAGGTCAACCAAATAAAGAATTGGATGGATGTCAGAAAGACCATAAGCGAAATCATCGAAGGTGTTATTTTTAAATTCGATAATTTCATTTTCTTCAAACCTCACAGAATCTCCATCATTACCTAAATCTTGGTAATAATACATTATTTGACCGTTGTCTGCTCTTTGTACATTCATATTTATAGAAGACCTTAAAATTAGGTTGTCTCCTGTAAATTCTAAATAGGATGTACCAAAGATACGACCATTTCTTAACCAACCATATAATAATTGGTCAATATTTATTTCGTCGAATAATTTAGTGATAGCTAAGCGTTCTTCGTCATTATCAGTTACTATATCGTAACCGTCCTTAGCAGCGTATAGGCACGGTAAATCAATGAGTGTTCTAACTATAGGGTCAGCTAAGTACACGTTCATGTACGTTCTTGCGTCTCCTATTTGCTTCTCGAACTGCGAACCGAACATTCCCGAGTTCTTTTGGAGCTGGATGCGTTTGATGACACCAGCACCGAAGTCTCTTGGTTCGTTTTGTGTGAACGGGGGGTTAGAGCCCACTGCCGCAAATTTACGCCTATTCCAAGGCAAATAATCACGTAGAGCCATAGCTATCAATACCTATTATATAAACGCAGTATATAAAGCTTTCGCTCATAATCCTCCGGGGATACGTTTATGAAGTGTATTTCTGCCCTTTCCTGTCCTAAATATAGAAGGTATATCAGTGTTTTGGGAAGGTCTGGCCTTATTATTACTTATGTTAGTGCTCGCAAAGGTAGCACTAGCCGGTGTCATAGATAGACACGCGTGTATACCCATTACTGAACTGTCGCAATAATCATCATGTTTACCATCTGGAGCAGATATTCGTTCTGTTTTGTTAGCTGCATCCATAACATACTCTAATTCGCAATGTTCTCTTATCCATTTGTTTACTAATTTAGCCTCATTAGGTTCTAAATCTTTAGGATGTGGTATTTTTACTATACCTTGTTGTATAAAAGATACATAATCTCTGTAAGCTTGGGTTTTACTACCCTTTGGGCCTCCTGTAAATACGAAAGGTATAAAATGCCTTCCATCTTCATAACAAGCCTTTCTTATGTCCTGCTCAATCGCACCCCCAATACCAGTAGCGTCAATAATAATACGCTCAGCCCCAAAGTCTCTAGCAGTGTCAACGATACGTTGGCGTTGATATGGAATGTCATGTCCACCTGTTCTAGGATTGATTTCTTCCAATGATATAAGACGTGCAATATTTCCTTTTGCGTCTTTCTCGACGGCCCAAACGCTAATAACAGTGCTATTAACGGATTTACCAATATCCACGGCCACAGTACAATTCGGATAAACCTTTCCTCTGTCTGCGAAAGCGGTTCCTCGTACTCTGCATGCTTTGATAGCTTCTGGATTGAAGATTTGTGAGACGGACTCGACGAAGTCGCACTCATATTCTGTTCTCCAATAAATTGAATCTTCACCCCATTCCATCATCTTGTCAAGCATTTCTGATTCGGTATATGGAGGCGAATAGGCTCTACCAGCCTTTACAGCATCTCTCCACGTGTACACTAATCTTGTAAAAGTGTCTGCATAAGCGTCGTCATACAAATACCTCCACATATGGTTTTCTTTACTTTTCGGGGTACCTAAGTTAATAAAAGGTGCCTTATTTGCTACAATACAGGGCTCTACATTGTCAATGAACAGTTTATCACTGATAAGTGGACTCTCATCCACAATTAAGAAGGTAGGGTGCTGGCCACGTATAGCTTGCCCTTGATTAGATGCAGCTACCGGAGCTCTACGCAAAACTGTGCCCCCTTTAAGTGTTATGTTAGGCTTATTGTGAAATCTATAATTCTTAACTAAGCCTGATAAGAATGCATTGTCAGCAAAGTGCCTATATACATAATTAAATATAAGTGAAGCTTGGTCCTCAGATGGAGCCAAGATAAATACTAAATCTCTAAATCTCTTAAAAAACATGTAAACAGTAGCAGCAATAGAGAGGGCGTACGATTTACCAGAGCCCCGTGGAGCCAAGATAGCCATTTTACGCTGTTTGCCATTCTTTGGATGTGTTAATGCCGTAACTACTATGTTTTCTTGTAGTGGTCGCATCTTCAGGGGTCTATTTTGGTTGTCTACAAGGTATGCTTCGCAAAATGCACGAACTAAAATCGTCATCTTACGTTTATCTTGTCTACACTTTTCGAATATATCCTCTAAAGCCCTTGAATCATGTGCTCCTGCACCTGAAATTACAGAATTAAGCTTCTTCGTCTCGTTGGTCACCGCTATCATTAGCTAAATCTCCTAAAAGCGAAGCAAATTCTTCTGACTTTGTTTCTGTTACAGTAGGTACTTCAATGTTAAGAGCCCTGAACTCAGTATGAATATCCCTAACAATAGAGTTTCTCTGTCGCAAGAGCTCTGTTCGTAGGTTAACATCCCGAATATGTAGAGTAACTTCTTCCCAAAGCACGTTTTCAAGCCAGAGATTGCGTGCCAGCAAGCGGACAAGCTCTTTATGACGTGCATATTCAGCTTCTCCTACTCGCTCGCGTAATCGCTTCTCATATTCCTCAACTTCCATTACTTGGTTTCGTCGAGTGCTGCCTTAACTTTAGATTTGACTAATGCTGCAAGTTCATCGTCTTTTTCATCCCAAGCTGTAATTAATACATTCTTGACTAATGAGTCTTTGACGTGTTTCTGTGCAGTTTCATCCATTTTCTCGAAGGCTTTCATCTGTACTTTAGTTAGATTCTTATCTAGTATATCCATTAACTCAGCTTCGTTATTCTTTACATATTTAAAGACTAACAATTTAACAGCTGGTACTGTATAAGCGATATAAGCGCCCATACCTAATACTACAGCAACTAGTGCCATAAGTAATGGTTCGTCCATCAAAGTATCTAATATTCCAGATTCTTCTACAGTGTCTAATATTGCAGTGATGTTGCCATCGTCTGCTGTGTTATTATCAGCTGTATTGTTGTTTGTTTCGTTTGCCATGGTTTTCACCAGATAGTAGTAAGTGCAAAGCACTATATAAAGCTTTCGTTAGCTTATATCTATGCTTCACAGCATTTACAGCTACAATCGCAATTATCACAATCGCATTGGTCACAAATTTTACACATTTTTATTTTTTCTCCTTTCTTAGTTGTGGCCCTCAGAAGACGCATTATGCGTTAATTTCTGTGGTTGTGTGGTCTACTAGAGAGCCACCTAAATACATAAGGCAGCCTCCTATATAAAGCTTATCTCTTCCAATAACCTTCTTGATAAATTTTACCACCATCTATCTCTAAAAAGCACTTCATACATCTAGTGGTATCACTAGGCTTTAGCTTACTTCCGCAGTGTTTGCAAAATCTTGCATCCATGTTATCTAAGTCTTATGTATTAACATATGGTGCCAGTGCACTCCAACTTTATATATCTCACATAGAAACACTGTATCTGTTGTGTCTATTGCTGATAATGCTGTGTCTAATGCTGCACCAGCTGCTGCTAAATCATTATTAGCGCCAGTTACTACTGTTACATCGTTGTTTGCCATTTATTTACTCCTTATTTCTTTTTTAGTGGTTTAACACCATGATGGTGCGCTTGCTCGTTTTGTTCGATTAAGTGCATTTGTTTTTGGTGTCTGCTTTCTTGGTCGTGTATTTGTTCTTGGTGTGCTTTATTCATATCAATAATTGCTTTTGCTTTTGTTTGATAGAAATCACTCTTAGTTGCTTGCTCTGTTTTCCATACATCTAAAGCATCTTTGATAATAAGTAGGGCTGGCCCACCTAATATTGCTATTAGAGTTGTGTAGGATTCTATATCACCTAATACTTCTGGAGTGTGTAGTCCTGTCCATATGACGTATCCTGCAAATAAAACCCAAAGCAAAACTAAAGGTACAGCTATTAAAAACATAAAAACGTCGTTGAACGTCGTTTCTTCTTTCTGTAGACCGTCTTTTTTGGTTCTTGCCATTTTAGTTTCCTCCTTTTTCGGTTTTGGTTTCAATTTTCTCTTCGGTAGAGATGGTAATCTTATTTTCGGTAAAGAGGGTAGTTTTGGGAATTTCATCCACCCTATTACCATTCTTAATGTTCGGTATATAATTATAGTCATTACTATAACTCCAAACAGAACACATAACGCTGCTAATGTTTCCAACATTACTATAAGTTGGTCCATTTATCATTCTGCCTCCACTCTTATCATTGGTATATCAAACTGTTGTTGAAATACATAATCCTCTAATTCTTCATCCCATACGAGTAATGCTACCCACATGGACCATGTGCCTTCTGTATTATTAAGTTCTTCGAAAGTAAAATTTAACCAATGTTCATCCCAAGCCATACCATCAACAGATAAGGTTATATCTTTCCAAGCATATTGTTGCTCTCCCTCTGTATCCTCAGGGACGTGGTTCCATACGTCTACATAAAGTAATACAGACGTACTATAATCACTACAGTCTGTATCTATATCTGTCAATACGGATATACCTTCAGCATCTGAGTCTACCCAGAAAACAGACATATTACCTGTCTCTTCGTTATACCAACCGGGATAGAAATGTACTGTACTATGGTTTCCGTGTTCTTCTTCGTATTCATCTTCGTAATCACATGTACCATCGTCTTCAGTAGCTTTATCATCATAATTGTTGGCTTCTATATCCATACA